TCTATTAGACCCATCAGTGGATGATACAGCCATATTCGCCATCATTGGCCCTGCCTTCCAGACTATCGTCGGTGGCTTTATCGGCTTGATTACAGGTATTAACATTAAGGGAGATGACGATGCAGCTGAGTGACCATTTTTCATTGGAGGAGGCGACTCATAGCGATACAGCTATCCGTCAAGGTATCGACAATCAACCTTCTACTGTCCAACTGGAGAACATGAAGACAGCAGCTCAGAAGCTAGAGCAGCTACGAGCCATTACAGGCCCATTGAACATTAATTCATGGTTACGTCTACCAGCTGTTAACGTGGCTGTTGGAGGCTCTAAGGTATCCTCTCACATGGATGGTTGGGCTATCGACGTATCTAGCTCTAAGATGACTCCTTACCAACTGTGTCAGGAAGTCAAGAAGGCTGGTATCAAGTTCGATCAGATGATCCATGAGTTTGGTCGTTGGATGCACATCTCCTTTGCTCCTGAGATGAGACAACAAGAGCTGACTATCTTCAAGCCTGAAGGTAAGTACAAAGCAGGTATCCTAACGGAAGCTGAATACCATAAGGCGTAGCCTGTACAAAGCTTAAACAAAGAAGCCCACCTTTTGAGTGGGCTTTTTAGTGTCCTAAAAGAACAGGATTGCTATGTTGAAGAATCCTAGATGGATGATGACAGCTTGACAGAACTCAAAGTTATCTTCATCAGTCTCTACGATAGCTTCATCAGTATGGACAATACCTAGTACTAGGCCTCCTGACCAATTGAAATCTATTACCATACGTTCACTCCCCGCTTTCAAAGTATTCAATATCGGAAGGCTCTATTGTGATAGTCCACTTCTTACTGCTGTTGACCCCATCGTTAAAGATATAGCCTAAAGCAGCAGAGATGTTCACAGGGGCCACTAAAACTTGGTGTTCTAATAGGTAATCCTGACACTTTAATGTAACAAGTACATTGGAGGGGGGTGTCACCATGTTTCATCCTTTGAGTAGATCATGTGAGGCACTGAGCGCACAGTAGGGAACTTCTCCTTAAAGGCTTCAATGGTCATATCCTTGCCGAGTTCGATCTCCACGAACTCTACGCCTTCGGCTTTAAGTTCACTTTTCAACTTCACACAGCCCGGACAGTTGGGTTTAGAGTATACGATTGTTTTCACAACAGCCCCCGAAGGGGCATCCTTTCATGTTAACGAATAGGGCAAGCACCTGTAGCGCATTCAGCATCGTCAAGGCCAATGTTGGCTTCTTCAATAGCTGTGATGGTACGTGTGTTAGCAACCAATTCATTGTACTGCTCTTCTGTAATCTCTTCCAAAGGAGCTTGCTTAAAACCGTGCTCTGAGTGAAGCAAGAAAGACAATGACTTATGGTTTGTCTTGTAGTTCTTCTTGAGGTACTTCTTAATCTCAGGAAGCTCTTCAGGACGGTAGTACACGGTACACGACACAGAGTTATCGCTCCAGACTTCCTGCAACCACTTAACTGTTTCCAGTTGAGAGATAGCTGTCATGTCCTTAGCCAACACAGCATGGTCTGGGTGTCGGAACGGAAAACTTACAACAACAGTTGAACGGTCTTCAGTACCGTCAAAGTTCTGCTGGTACTCAACATGGTAGCCGTGGTCCTTACAGACTTGAACCAATGAGTGATTAGAGCTGATGCGGATACGACGAATCATGAAGCGAGCATAGGCAGGGTGACATCCGGGAGTAACTCCGGGCAGCAAAGACAATGTACCGGAAGGCTTGACAGTTGTCAGTTTGATTGACTTGTTAAAACCGTTCTTAGCGCTGTACTCGTTGTCGTACTCACGAATTTTTACGTAAGTCTCGCTGAGCCATGACTTCTGCTCTTCTGTACACTGGAGCACACCGGTGATGCCAATACCCATTCGCATGTTTTCGTGAACGATAGCCTCTGTGACCTTTTGGTGACACTGGAGCGCCAGCGAGTGCTTGTTAATACGGTACAGAAGAGTACAGACATCAAGAAGTTCTTCTTTGCTAGAAATGTTAGGGAGGAACACTTCTGCAAGACAACAGGTTTCACCGTCAGCCAGAGACTGTTCAGCGCACGGATTATAACCCTGTACTTTGGGATCTGGATACTGAGTTTCACCCAATCGTCCGATCTTTCGTGAGAGCTTGAGGTTAATGAGTCCGTAAGGCTCGCCTTTGCCTTCATAACCATCCCAGAAGAAGTCGTGCAAATCTCCAATATCGTGACACACGACTGAGTTATTGGACATGGCTCGCCATGAGGGGATATTGCCCAAGTCCCATCGCTTAGCAAGTAAATATTCCACATCATCAGCATCTCCAATAGCAATCTGAGCACTCCGGCGCACGTTACCTGCTACGACAACAGCACCAATAATGTTCATAATGTCTAGGCAGTCAACTGGACGTAATTGCTTACCAGCACGTTTCTCAAGGATCTTACTGATCTGCTCGATACCCCACACCAAGTCCTCTGGGCCTGAAGCTGTGCCTCCAAAGCCTTTGATAGCAGCACCCTTACTACGAATCAGTTGCGTCGAGTACGTGAATGTTTGCTTACCTGAGCTGTGAGCCAAGAAAGCAGCCTTGAGTGTCTTACCCAATAAAGCAACCCAGCCTTCACGACTGTCAGGGACAATAAAATCAGCCCCACTATCGACAACACGGATAGGGCACTTAAAATCCAGATTAACTGGAGGAAGTTTGTTAACATTTTCTTTCTGAATGTTGTAGCCTACGCCTGAGCCGAGCATCAGCATATCCATAGCCCAAGTGAACGGCTCCACAGGCTTATCCACTGTACGGAAAGCACAGTTTTGGAGGCTAGAAAGGCCCAGCTTGTTCACTGTATCTGTACCTAACTGCCACCAGAAACGACCTGCTACAGAACCTTTAAGGCTGAGGAGATATCGACGCAAGCGCTTCTCTTCTCCAAAAGAAAACCCACAGTTAAGCTGCTCATTACAAGCTTTGATAACACGTTCTACAGTATCTGCAAACTCTTCTGTTGGACTGTTAATGTCGTTCTCGTCTAATCGGCGAGCATAGGTACGCTTGTATGTCAGGTAGCCTACTGAAGACCAAGGGGTGATTGTTGTTGTCATGGATTTTCCGTTAAATAAGTTTTTGCACGTTGTAACCAAAGAAGATCGTCTTTGATTAACCCTAAAGCTGTATTACAAGAAGGACACAAAAGACCCCTTACGGAGCCAGTTGAGTGGCAGTGATCTACAAAGACTTTAGCGCTTTCAAATGATCGTCCACATATCTTACAAGAGCCTGACTGTTCTTTCAGCATCTTAGTAAAGATATCATGGGACAAACCATAACGATATTCTCTTTGCCAAATCTGTCGCTTTTCTTTGCTTTTCTCTGAGTAAGTTGCTTGATGTTGCCTAGCTTTGTCAGGGTTTTCTTCCTTCCATTGCAGCTTGTACGCATCTAGCTTTTTCTTATTCTTCCTGTAGTACTCTTGATGATACTTTTCACGAGATTCAGGATCTTTATGAGGCATCTTTACACTTTCTTGAAGAGGGCCAGCATTTTAGTACGATTCGATCATCTTGTCAAGATACCAACGTGCCTTTTTGAGGTCTTCTACACCATTTTTATCCATGAAGCGCATTAAGTACTGCATAAGTTGTACATAATCAGAGATAAATAAAGGAGAATACTCAACCTTACCAGCACCCATCATATCTGCTGTTTTTTCAGCCAATACTTCAAGCACATCACGTACTTCAATGCCTTTATTCGGATGAATATCTGAAGGTTCAAAGAGCATGTAATGCTTTGGTTTACTAATTACATCGTATAACGGATCAAGATCCTGTCTAGTTGTACCGTTCAAACCTTGTTCCAAGGGGATGTTCAAAGAAGCCATGTATTCCTCAATTTCCTGAACTGTTGGTTTGTCCATATTTCTTCTCCAAGTATTCAATTGATAGCATCATTTCATCAAAGTGACCATCTTGTACGTCATTCAGTACAACCAAGCCACGCCAGTGCCTATTACTGAGCTGATCCATGTACCCTTCATCGTGAAGATAATAAGATCCAGCAATAATAGCGCAAATAGACTTACCATCAGCACGTTTACCATACGCAATAGACTTACCTTGTTGATGCCCTGCCACACACGACATGTGAAGTTTCCCAATGATTGCAGTGGGCGTTGCAGCAGGACGACCCATAGCGCCCACAGGCCAATAATGACTAAAGCCAACCCCTCCAATAAAGATAGGACGAAGGAAATCATGTACTTCCCAATCACGTTCATATTCTAAGTCCTTAGTGGAGATTAACCCTTCAAGCATTGGGTTGTTGTTTACAGCTCGATTGATACGGTTCTCATGGTTACCTAGAGTCAGTACCATACGAGGCTTGTAGATCTTGTGCTTACTGTCCTTCTGGGCCTTCTGGAGATCACGTAAGGGTTTCAGCAACATGTCCATGCCTAGCTTAGCTACCTCAACGTCCTTCTGATAACGAAGACCCTCAAAGTACTTGCTACCTACCTTGTCATGGGTAGACAGGCTAGGCATATCAGCGTGGTCGCCAATGTGAACTACCACATCAGGTAAGTAGTCACAGATGGCCTTACCAGCCCATGTGAGATGCTCCAAAGGAACACCTTCACGCACTTGTGTGTCTGGGATTACTAGGATACGCATTACAGAGGCTTCCATTCAAAGCCATTAACCCGCATCTCGTACACTTCAGGGTAGGCTAACAGGAGCTGCTGTAAAACGTCATCATTGAGCATACGACCGTAGCCTGCTTGAGGCTTACCGTCTGGGCTGTAGTACAAGGTGTTGTTAGGGAAAGCAACCGAGTAGTACACCTGTTCCTTGATGTTGTACCCGTAGTGTTCACCCATCACGTCTAGGATCTGATCTAACACCTCATGCCAAGTAGAGTCATTGTCTTTAATAATGACATCATGCTTAGATGGAATAACTTCATTGAACTCGTCTACCCACTCACCTGTGTGGATCTCAAAAGCCCAATAGTCTTCCATCGGCAGAGTCTCAGGCTCTTCTACAAACTCGTACTTAGTCGTGGTTAACTCAGTCCATTTGTTTTTCAGATATTCAAACATAGTTGCTTCCTTTTGCTTAGGTTGATTGATTGCGTGGAAATATTGTTCCAGCGCCTTGTGCGCGTTAAGTGTCATAGAAGTCTCCGTCCATAGGGTGATAAACGACATAAGCAGTTTCAAAGATTCCGTTACCGTAGTCCTTAGTCACTGGCGATGTTT